TGCTACTAATTTTACTAATGTTTCTAACATAGAAATTAAAACAGAAAAAGAATATTATACTTCTTACTATGATGTATTTGGTGATACTTGCGATAGTGAGAAAGACAAAAAAAGAATGTGGACCGATTACGGTCAGAATTGGGATAGACAATCTTTGAGAAAAGATTTTAATCCTGATTTAACTAAATCAAAAGTTTTACATTATAACAATAAAGAGGTACACTAGTGAAATATAAAGAAGACCAAATATTAGATGAAATAAAAAAGTATATTGAATCAACCTATACTGAACATTATAGTACAACCGAAGATGGTTTCCAAGTACAAGATATGTTAAGACATTTAGGTATTGATAAAGATTTCTGCCAGGCAAATGCAATTAAATATCTTGCTAGATACGGTAAGAAAAACGGTAAGAATAGAAAAGATTTATTAAAGGCAGTCCACTATGTAATATTATTAATGAGTAGTGAAGATGAAGAATTAATTAAACAACAAACAGATCCATCCCACAACCAATGGGGTGTGAACGGTGAACCAAAAGGGAGGACACAATAATGGCAAAAGTAGAAACAGATGTTTATACATTTAAAGATGATGTAGGTAAAAACCTATATAGATCAAAAAAATATTATACACTTGTTGTTGAACAAGATGTATTAGCAAAAGATAAAGACGAGGCAGATCAAAAGTTTTTAGATCACGGTGGCCTAGATCATAGTAAGATAATAAAAGATTTAGCACAAACAAGTGATGGTGTTGAAACTTATATAGTTGACGCTAACTATGCTGATTCAGATACAACAAAGTATATCGGTAAGGTAAAATATGATACTGATTCTTACAATCAATCTTTAGAAGAAGCGATTGAAAACGAAGATATACACATTGATACTTGGGCAGATGAAAACGAACCTCATCAATTAACTAAAATTAAATTAGTAATGACACCTGAAGAAGAAGATAAGAATGCTAATATTGTTAGAGATAAAGACGGCAATGCTGTTGCAGTAGAGTCAATGTATGGCACAAAAGAAGAGTCAGATGTTGATGTATCTTTAAACTTACAGGCAGAATCACAAAGAGGTAAATAATGCCATTTGAATTATTTTTATTGATGTTTTTAGTTATACTATTTGCTTCGGCAATGGTATATTCAGTAGAAGTATATGCTTATGTGTGCCTAGTATTAGGGTCAATAATGAGGTCAATTAAGAACTTTATTAATACAACTCTAGGTAGAAAATAATGTGTATAGTAAGTACTATGGACGACCTGAATCGTCAATCCTCGGTCATCCTCGGACGATTAATTATGCGAAAATCGTTGATTTTACTAGATTTTTCTAGGCTTGACAAAAGCAACGAATTATGTTAATATTAAACAATAATATAGGAGAAATATAATATATGTCATTTAAATACGATAAAACCAACTTATTCAAAGAGTTTGAAGTTGCAAAAAACAAAGACATTGCTCTCTCAAAACTAGATACGCTAGATGAAAAAGAGAATGATGTTTACAAGAATAGAATACAATTTATGAGAGAACACATTGCTCTCAAAAAAGAACATCCAGAATACTATTCAGAATTAGATATTAATTTTGATAATCTATTGAATAGTTATTTAACAACTAATCCTAGAGAGACCTTTTATCAAAAGGTATTCGGTAAATCATTTGCTGAAGTAAGAGCACCATCAATACCACAATCAGTTAATGACTAAAAAAATCAAAGAAACATATAAGTCTATTACTAGACCATCATTTACTAAAACTTTAAAAGGTTTTGATCTACCTAATTTGCAGTTAGATATAAATGGTCTAACAAGAAATTCTATACCAACAAGTGATAGGATCCCAGGCGCTTGTGTAAAGAGAACTTTACCCAAAGTAAAAATGCCTGAAGGCAAAACTATCGGTATCGCTTACAACAAAGGTAATTATCAAGTTGTTGACGCTGCCGACTTCAAAACTATGGGGAGGAAAGTGTGAAGAAACTATTAGCAATAGTATTACTTGCTCTAATATTCAGTTTTCAATATTATGCTGAATCATTAGCAGACGAGAAGAAGACAATAACGCCACAAGAGTTTGCTCAAACTATTAGTGAAGTGCCTAATAAAGTAGGTAACTTTCTAACAAGTGAAGTAGAGAAAACAAAGGCGTATCAAAAAGAAACTTGGTCAAAAACTATGAAGACTTGGCCTTGGAATAAAATCTTTAAAGGTAAAGATAATGAATAACGGTGATTTTGTTTGTACTAGTCCGAATGACGGTACACATTATTTTAGACCTGTGAGTGCCAGAGCACAAACTTTCTGGCAATCACAAAACTTTAATAGATTTGTAATTGATAATAATGAAGATTACTATATTGTTAAGAGTGTAGATAGTAAGGAAATTTGTGATGAGATTAGAAAAAATAATATGGATTTTACTAGTTAGTTTATCGCTAACTAATTGTGCCAACATAAACAGATCGGAAGTTGGTGCAACATTAGGTACGGTAACTACAACAGGTGCCTGTGTAGAAATGGGTGTAACTGATCCATATTTAATTGCTGGTTGTGCTGTAACTGGTGCATTTGCTGGCGCTGAGATTATGTACAATTCTGATTATGATGTACACAATGCTGTATTTGTAGATCATTTAAACAATGGTCCAGGTACACAAAGTTATACAAATTGGTATAATCAAAAGACAGGTAATTCAGGCGTGATTAAAATTACTAGATCATACCTAGAAGGTCCTATAAAATGTAAAGATTATGACGCTACTATTGATATAGCAAATCAATGGCCGTTGATCGGTATAGGTGGCGTGAATAGAAAAGTTGTGTTTGGTACTGCTTGTCAGACACCAGACGGAAAGTGGTTTGAAAAACAATGAAAAAATGGATACTAGATAATTTGCCTACGGTGTGGTGTATATTAATTATACTTGTGTCAGTATTATTAGTTAGTAATCACGCTAATGCTTGTGTTGATTGTGATTTAAATAAGAAGGCATTTGAGAATGTTAAAGTTGTATCAGTAGAAGGTGATATTGATAAAATTAATTATGATAAAGTAACCACTATACTAGAAAAATTAGAAAAGGCAGATAACAATGTCTATTACGATAAGATTAAAACAATTGAACCTAAAAAAGTTGATGGTCAGTATTGCTATGTTAAGATAGTTATAAAACAAAAAGGCGATACTATTGTCAAAGAAGAAATTTTGGAGTGTGCCGATGGTAGAAACAAGTTTGATGGTCCTAGTTATTGGGAACTATTTGCTCAATTCTACTACCGAGATATTAATACTCCAGAATATTGCCGATATTATACTCGGCCAAAACACGCTTTTAAGTCGTTCGGAAAAGTGTGTATGAACAAGGACGGTGAATGGGAGGTACAATGATTAAAAACTTAATCATTATTGGACTCTTTACAATTGTTGTAACTCAAACCGACATTGGTATTACTGATGTTTTTAACTATGTTGAAATGGGGCTTGACAAATTACAAGAATTGGTATATACTATGAAAAGGAGTGTGTAAAATAAGATGATGAAACAAATGAAGATATTATCTGTATTAGCAATGTCAGTAATGCTGACCAATTGTGCTGGTACTTACAATATCAAATCAGAAAAAGGTAATGTTGTTGACAAAGTACCACAATGGTATATGGCAGACATTAACGATTCTAAGGCGTGTGATAAGAAAATCTTTGGCAAAGACAAAGATAAAGTTTGTATCTACGGTGTAGGTACAGCAGTATCGCCAGACTTAAACCTTGCAATAGAGAAGGCAAAAATGCTTGCAAAAGCGGAACTTGCTGATATTATTAAAGGTGAAATGAACAAGAAATCTAGTCAGTTTATTACTGAATTAGGTAAGACAGAAACTAAAACTATTGTTAGTGAAGTTGAGTCTGTTCTTGTAAACATTATTAAGGATACTAAAGTTAGAGGATATGAAATCTTTGAACAAGATGTAACCTTAACAAAGAATGGCTATTATCGTGCTTGGATAGGTTTAAGACTTCCAATGGGTGAGTTTAACAAAATGTATAACTACACTATTGAGGAGGCCGTTGACGCATATAACCTTAAAGATAAGGCAAATGCTGCCTACGAGAACCTAATAGGTAATGAAAATGCAGATAACAATTTATAGTAAAAATAATTGTGTATATTGTACCAAGGCCAAGAATTTGGTGAAGAACCTTGGCCTTGACTACAAAGAAAAGAGTTTAGAAAAAGACTTTGGGTCAGACCCTAGTAAGATGTTAGAAGACATTGGTAAAAATGTTAGACAAATGCCACAAATTAAAATAGATGATGAACTAATCGGTGGTTATAATCAACTTGTAGAATATTTTGAAAAACAAGGGAAAGTGAATTTCAAAGGTGAGATCAAGTAAAGTAATGGCAGACGATAAAGACAAGATTATTCTATTTCCGCAGAATAGAATCGTTAACAAAAGAACAAAAGAACTTAGCGAACAAAGACGGAAAATGGGTGAGAAGGTTGCTAAAGAAATACAAAAACAACAAACTAAAAAATTTGTTGAAGGTGCAGTAGATGATATTAGTATGAATTTGCTAAAAGCATTTGTTGACTTAGCAATGAAAACAAATAAACCACAATTTACAAAAGACTTAGCATTATTAGTAGATGTAATGCGAGGTATGATTTATAGAGATTTTGAACTACCACATCCTGCTCAGAAACTTGCAGATAAGATGGTAATATTAAACACTAACAAGGCAGGTACCGTGTCAGCAAAACTTAATTATGCTAAAGTATTAGATGAAGAAATTAGAACTAATAGACCTATACCTAACGAAGTTAAAAACGAATTAAAGGACATTAATGATTCATCAATTCAATTTGATCCTGATGGAGACCTTAATGACTAATAGAATTGCACAAGCAATCGCCGTGTCTGGTTGTAAAATTGACAGAAAGAGAGGGTTAAACAATAATGTTTAATTTTTTATTTAACAATAAAGGAGAAGAAGAAATGGCAAGAGCTAGAACTTCAAAAACAGCAAAGGTTAGAAACCTGTTCAATACAGGTGCTGATGTTACTTGGAAAACTCTAAGGAACAAATTTGACCTACAATCTCCAGCTGCAATGGTTGGAAAATTAAGAAACGAAGGTATGATGATTTACGAAAACAGATCATCTAACGGTGTTTCTTATAGAGTTGGTACGCCTTCAAAAGCAATTTTGATCGCTGGTATGAACAAAGTGTTTGGTAAGCAAGTTGCTTATTCAGCATAATTTAAATGACAGGTTAGGGCGCTTAGGCGCCCTTGCCAATAAATTTGAGAGTGAGGTAATTATATTATGAGAAAAGCTATATTTGGTGAGAAAGCTAAAAAGTTAGAAAAATCTATTAATGATTTTATGCGTAAGATACAAACGAACGGTACTATTCAGGTAAAACCTGATAACTTAGCGGCGTTTACAAGAAGTGCTTTCATTTTTGCTATGAAAAATGAAACTATGTATAACAAGTTTCTAAAAGATTTAGGCAAAGATAGAGCAGATCATATTGAAGAGTCTAAAAAACTTAAAAAAGCTATGATTGCTAAAGATGACAAAGCTAGAAACTTAAAAGACTTTAATATTTCGTAATGACAGAATTTACTAACGGAATATTTAAAGTAATAGCAAAGACTAGTGCTGGTAGAGCATTGATATATACTTGTGGGCATATTATTATTGCAATGAGTGTTGTGAGTGTGGTTACAGGCGCTAGTCTTTTTGAGGCAGGTATTGTTGCATTGGTTGAACCAACAATAAATGGTGTGTGGTATTATGCACTAGATAAAATGTGGAGTAAATATATAAGATGACTTGGGAACACGGATTAATAATGTTTTTTGCAGGCACTACTTTGACCGTAATAGGATTTCTTATTGCGTTTTCGGTTGCAAGTAGAGTTATTCATAAAGAGAACAAAAGAAAAAATAGAAAATATTCCTCAGTAGAGGAATCATTAAGGAATTTAAATGCCAAATTTGGCGACACAGAATAAAATTAAAAAATCAGAATATCAAAACTATGCTGATTGTATTAGAAGTGACCAGGTATCAGCACCTGAAATAGTTGAACTATTTGAAGACAAAGCATTTTATAAATGGTATAAAAAGAAATATTTAAATGATACTAGTAGACCTTAATCAAGTTTTAATATCAAACCTTATGGCACAGATAAGAGGTAAGGCAGATGTTAAACCTAATAAAGAAATGATTAGGCATATGGTATTGAACTCATTAAGAGGTTTCAATGTTAAGTTTAAGGAAGAGTTTGGTGATCTAGTATTATGCTCAGACGCTGGTGATCCTTGGCGTAGAGAGTTTTTCCCTAATTATAAGTACAGCCGAAAACAGGCACGACAGGACGGTCCGTTTGATTGGGATAAGATATTTACCATTATAACAGAAATTAAGAATGAAGTTAAAGATAACTTTCCATACAAAGTTATGTATGTTGAGAATAGTGAGGCAGATGACCTTATTGCTACGATTATAAAACTACAAGAAGAAGACAAGTATTTAATTATATCTGGCGACAAAGACTTTATACAACTACATCATTATGGTAATGTGTATCAATGGTCGCCTTTACTAAAAGGTTTTATAGGTGAACAAGAGGATCCTAAAGTATTTTTAAGAACACAAATAATAAAAGGTGACAGATCAGATGGTGTACCTAATATATTAAGTGATGACGAGATATTTGTAAGAGGTGAAAGACAGAAACCTATTAAGGCAAAACAATTAGAAGAATGGTCTAATATAGAAAACATACCATTAGGATCAGAAACAAAGAAACACTATAATAGAAATAAGAAACTAATAGATTTATCGCAGATACCAAAAACGATAGAAACTAACATTATAAATACATATAAGAATTATAAAGTAAATGACAGGTCGCTCCTGTTAAATTATTTTATGAGTAAAAAACTGAAGACATTGATAGATAAAATTAATGACTTTTAAAATGAGGATATTATGGCTATAACAACACAATCATTAAATCAAGGATTAGGTACCGAAGGTTCAGGTGCTCCTACCGTACACGAGATTTTTACAAGAATCAATAACGCTAAGGACAAACCTGCTAAAATTGCTATACTTAAGCAATTTGATAATCAAGCAATGAGGCAACTATTAAAAGCTGCTTTTGATCCAAAGATCAAGTTTGATTTACCAGAAGGTAATCCACCTTTCATTAGAAACGAAGCACCTGCTGGCACAGAGCATACTAGTTTGGCTGCAGAAGCAAGAAAACTATATCACTTTGTAGTAGGTGGTAATAATACAATAAACAAGTTAAAAAAAGAAACTATGTTTATTCAAATGTTAGAAGGATTACAAGAAAAGGATGCTGATGTCCTGATGGCAGTTAAGAATAAAAATCTTAACAATATATACAAAGGATTAACCGCACAAATGGTTAAAGAAACCTTTGGTTGGAATGACGATTTTGTCAGAATCAACAAATAAAACACACATTTTATAGGGGTGTTCACGCTTTGTTCTCATAGCGCACCCCTAAAAACCCTTTAAAATCAACACTTTTTTTCGCTTGACTTTCTTATATAAGTCTGATACTATAAATAATATGAGAAAACAATTATTTTATACTTTTATAGTATTCGTTTATATTTGGTCTTGGAGTATTTTTAATGCTGTAAGTGCCAATGAAAGATTAGAAACTACAACTGGTCACATTATAGTTGAAACCGTAAAAGGTACAGACATAGATCAGATGAAGATTTTAGAAGGTGAACTAGAGAGTCTTGCTCACAAGTTTGCTTTAGAAATTATACCTATCATACAGGCGAGTTTGCCTTTGATTATGGATAGGGTAATGACAGATTTGAGATTAGAATTAGATAAACAACACAAATGTTTATTACTGAAAGATAGTAAAATCAAAGACAAGGATTGTCAATGATAGAAATATTTTTAGAAGCGCCGATGGAATTACAAGTAATAATTTTATCGTGTTTAACAATAGGGATTATTCAATTTATCAAAGATGAAAAAGAAAAAAATAGACAAGAATATGAGAGTAAAAAAAGTATTGAAGCGAGAACTAGCAAGCAATCGCAAATATAAAACTACCTATAAAGATATTAAAAAGTATTTCAAAGTGCTTAATAAAGCATTATTCAAAAACATACTACAACCTTTCAATGATATTCAATTAAAAGATTTGAAATGGCAAAAATGCTATGGTCAAGTTATACAATGGGAGTGGAAAGGTAAAGGCACACAACAATTTCATTTACAGATGTTACCTAGTTATAGAAACAAAAAAGAATTTGTTGAAACATTAGCACACGAAATGATACACTTATGGCAAATGAATCACAAAGGTGATACAGGTAACCATAACAAACTATTTTATTCATTTAGACCAAAGTTAAATAGACTTGGTTTAGATTTATAAGAAAAAAGAAAGATATATTATGGCAAGAAAAGTGAAAGAATTAGATCCGTATATTAAGGCACGAGTAGGAGAGGCGTTTCTAAAATTAGAAGGTTTAC